ATCTGTGTGTGATAATCTTTTGTGTTTAGAAAATTTCTTATTTTCTCCTGATAAATAAGATATACCATCACTTATTTTTTTATTTCTTGTTTCATCTTTATATTCAGGTTTATATTTTGGGAATGACATTATGTATCTCCTATTGCTACAGGTCTTTTTTGCGTAGCTTCAAGTGCTATTTCCATTTCACCTTGGTCAACTTTTTGTTTTTTAATTTCTAACTCTTGTGTTTTAATCATGAAATCTACTTGTGCTTCTCTTTTCTTAAGTTCTAATGCTTGTTGTTTTATTTTTGTATCGAGTTCAAGTTCTGCTGCTTGTAGTTTTAATTTTTGTAATTCAATTTGTGCTTTCTCTGATGCTATCTTTTCTTCAGGTGTTGGGCCAGGTGGTTGTGGTGGTGGCATCATTTCAGGGTTAGATATAAACATATCTGAATTTTTATACCCTGCTTGTGTTATGAATTCACTTACTGAATTATAGATATTTTTTGGTGTTACAAGTGTTCCCATTCCACCATTCTCTATAATTTTTTGAATGATGGTCATAATACCTGACATGGCTTGTACTTTGCTAGTCTGACTACCACTTCCTACTCCAACATTAACAGTACAATTTAATTTCTCTTTCCACTTGCTAGGGTCAATCGGTACAAATTTATTATTCAGTAATACTATTTTTTCTCTATCTTCATATCTTTGTACTAAAGCATAAATATTTCTAAAGACATCTTTGATTCCTGTCTCTGCAAAGATTCTCGCAATTAACTCTACTCTTTGCATTGACGATTCAGTTGCTGCTGCTATAGCACCTGATGTTACATGAGAAGTTAATACATCAGGATTGAGTCCTTGTGTCATCTTCGATACGCCACTTCTTTCTTCTCTTACTTGGTCAAGATATTTAACCATCTCAAAAGCAAATGGTTGTACTTGTGGTGTTGGTAAAGCTGTTACTGCACCTGGTGCTCTCATTCTAACAATGCCACCAGGTCTTGATGTTAATAAGTCATCAAGTTCTACTTGTCCAGCTAGTACTGCATACCTTGCATTATTGGTTAGATACATGTTGTCTAATAAATTTCTAACGATAGTAGATTTAATGAGTTGAATATCACTTACAGTATCAGCTACTGACATTCCAAAAAATTTATGTGGGATAGGCAATGGGCAAATTGCTGAAAAAGGAATCATATCTATCTCAACATTATCTAAAATCTTATTACCACCTTTAGTAATCTTGCGAAGTTCTGCTATACCATCACCATTATAATCAAGCTTTATATAACATTCATCTATCCAAACTTGTCTTGTTGCACCTTGTCCTTCGTCAAGTGGGGCAGAGTCCTCATCATAACTAAATCTTGCTTGTCTTTCTTCTGCAAATTCAGCGTCGCTATGTGTATGCGTTGGTAAATCTTCTACAATGTTTTTGTCGTACCCTTCTAAAATTAAATCTGATACAGTTTTTTTAACTCTATGGCAAATAAAATTTGCATCTTCAATAGATGCTGCTCTTCTTGAGATTAGAAATTCTTCAGTTGGTACTGACACTATTCTAACCTGCCCACTTCTTTTTATTTTTTTTACCTTGACGTCATGTTCACTAACTTTAGGAGATATTAAATTACCATACTCATCTTCTTGTTCTTTTTGTACTAGCGTTTCTGTGTGTTCTAATACTTCTAATTCATCATTTGCTAATATAGATTGGTATTCTATTTCAGTTAAATGCTCATAAGTCTCTACACTTGATTCTGCTTTCTCTTCCCAAAAATGTTTAATGATTCCTGTCTTTGTTATAAGTGCGTCTTTAAAAGCATCATAGAGAATTTTGAATCCATTGTTTTGTTTGTTGAAAACATAGTTACAATAATCTGTAGCTTGTTGTGCCATCTCCATATCTTCAGGGCCTTGTGGTTCAAACTCTGCTACATTATTGTGGGTAGTGAAGATACGCATTAAAGATGGCATGATGTATTCAATAGTATCTCTTACATCAGTAGTTACAATCTCACTACGACCATCAATCTCATTTCCAAACTTCTCGCCAAGATAATACTTCATAGCATCTTCTCTTTGATTAGAGAGTTCGCTATTTGCGTGTCCTGAAGATGCTTGAATCTCAGACTCTAATCGAGATGCTAGTTCGTCATCACTTAGTTTTTTTATTTTTTTTGCCACTTCAACTTTGTTCCTTTAAATTTGTCTTTAAGTTTTTGTGCTGCTGATAGACCACCTTTGATTCCTTGATAGCCCCATTTTATGCTTCGAATAGCAGGATTCCATAATGCCAACCCTGCTATTGTCTCTAGCACTCCTTCAGAAAATTCCCTTGTTGCTTTCCTTTCTGCTATTTGTTTAGCATTAAGTTTTATTTTCTTACTCCCATGTAATTTAATAATATCTTTTAAAGCCATTATTAACCTTTAGGGTAGTTTGCTTTTATTCCATACTTCTTATGAATTCTTCTCATTTCTTTTTCAAATTCAGTAAGCTTTGGATTCTTTACATACAGGTCAGGTCTCTTAGCCTTCACATTAGATAACATAGATGCCTTGACATATTGTGGCCCTAGTGCTTTATAAATATTTCCTTTACCTGGGTCAAAGGTTTTAGCTGTCGCTTTCTTTTTACCTTTTGTTCCTTTATAAGTTAATGCTGCTAATGCTGCGAGTGCTGCTGCTTTTCCACCTGGCCCAACTTTCCCAGCCTTACTTTTAGTTGTAAGTATGGGTTTAAGTCTAGTTACTGGTGGTGCTGCTGCGACAATTTTCTTAACTTTTGTTTTAGCTTTAACTTTCTTAGCTACCTTGGCTTTTGCTTTTGCCTTAACTTTTATTTTTTTAGCTTTTTTTGCTTTACCCAATTCCCAATATTCAAAGGCTTTTGCTTTTGCCTTAACTTTCTTAGCTACCTTGGCTTTTGCTTTTGCCTTAACTTTTATTTTTTTAGCTTTTTTTGCTTTTAATTTCTTTGCAATTAAAGCTGCTGCTCTTCTTGCTGCTATGCTCATTACCATTGTTTTCTCCTAAACTATAGCGACATCAGGGCCTAATCTGCCCTTGTTATGCCATCTTGATGTTTCGACATCTGCGTGTCTTAAACTCATCACTGCATAACGAGTAGCCGACATCAAATCGTCTCTTATTTTAACCAACTTACCATCTTTACGATGATAAAGTCTGTACTCCTGAAACCAGTCATACATAGTGTTAAATACTTTAAACTTTCCCTGTTCCATTCTAGTCAGTATTTCCATCAACCCAGCCTCTACAGAATTGCCTCCTTTCTTCTCACCTAATGCAGGTGGGTTTTCAAAGTGGAAAGGTAGCATATTGACATGAGCCGTTCTGTATTGTTCAGCGAGTGTTATGCCTGAACCCTTATCATGTTGGTAGCCATCATGTGGCCATGCTATAGGGATATAATGACTTCCCTCTCTTTCATTAATGTGTGTTGCATGATAATCAGGAGTTTCCTTTCTCATAGAATAACAGTCATACAGATAAACTATATCCTCATCTCTGTCCCATGCTACCCACACGACTGCTGTGGGGTGGTCGTAGCCAAAATCAAGACCTGCGATTCTTGGATAGTGTGGGGGTATGTTAAAGGGTTCGCAGGTCAAGTTATCCTCATCAATAGGAAATACTAATCCACTTCCTATCATAGGGATTCCTTTACTTCTTAATTCTCTTTCATGATGAGGTAGGGCAGACCATATCTGCTCTTTCATCTCATCTGTCAAATGGTCGGCATCTTCCCAACCTGCCGTAACCAGTGCCTGTTTAGGCTTTAGTTCTGTTGTAAAATTTGCTACTACATCAGTCATACCATTCTCAGGCGTGAATGTTAAGTAAACCATTCCTTGTCTGTCTAATGTTCTCGTAATACATTGTGAATAGATATCTTGTGCTGGTTCTTCATCTAACCAAATCAAATCTATACTCTCCCCCATAAATTTTTCAGCACCCATCTCGTATGCTTTGAAGGCAACCCTAGACCACCCACCTGATTTATGTTTAACGAGTACCGAAGAATGTGCATTGGGTACTCCAGGTTTTCTTGTAGTCTCACCGATTAAGTGTTTTGGAATACTTCCTTTTCCCTTATCTCTCGGGTTGTCAGGTTGCCCAAATAATTCTTTCTGACAGATATCTCTTGTGGTTTCATTAGATGCACCACACACCCATGCCTTAATGGGTTTCTTAAATCTCCTGCCTTCCCACCAATCAGGATATAACCCTGTTAAGTGTATGGACATCTCCATAGCACCGACATAGGATTTGCCTACCCTATTCGCTGCCATCAATAATCGTTGATTAGCCTCACTCCCTGTCTCGTGGAAGATTTTTTGAAAGTCATAAGGCTCATAATAGTTTAGTGTGTTTTCTTCTTTTCGCTTTTTCAGAGTGTCCAGTATTTCTTGTACTCTTTCTGTTTCGTGCATGGGAATTGGGTATAGTTGTCCACTTAAAATTATGTGGTTTTTTAAATGATTAGTCAATACTTATTTGAATATACTGAATTACTAATACTCTTGTAACTTCCGACCAGTGAGTGGAATAGAGATATAACAGTTTGGCCCACATTCGTGGGGGGTCGTGGGTCAAACACAAACCATATATACTGCTGGTACGAAAAAGAGACAACCAATGGCAGCCTATTGCTTTTTATTTGTGCGTGTGTGTGTGCGTGTACCTACGTCTTTACATCAAACATAACAACAAGAGACCCAACAAAACAAAATAAAAACAAAACAACATGACCAAAGTTTTATTTATGTATGTATATAAAGTTAAACAATTAAGAACTGAAAGATTCTCGGCACTTTTTTATTTTATGTATAAAGTTAAAAGAGAATTGTACGATATTTGTACAATGCTATTTGTTCTGGTCAAGTGCTTTCTACAGCCCTTATTCTAAGCCGTATATTAACTGTTGACAATAATTTAAGACTGTGATTTAATGGGACATATTCTAGATTAAGTTTAAATATACTGAAATGAATAAGATGAAAAGAGCACGGAGGTTGTGAGTAGTCGACTGCCGACTTAATTATTTATAAGTGCAGTGAGCCCCAAATAATAACGGAGGTTATTATGAAAATTGAAAGATACAAAAGCGATAAAAAAGTAACACATGCACTTTCTTATCATAAGGGTAAGGACGGTGAAGATGTTAGTCATAACTTGGTCAGTGGATTGGATAATGATATTCATAATGTTGTAAAGGTTATTTTGCTTGATAGAAGAAAACAATGTGAGGGAGTATATGAACTGGTAATTCTATCTGATGATGGTGATTCTTATGTGGGACATACAATTACCATCTTTGAAAAAGACTGTTAGATATGTTTGATATTTATAAAGACGAAAACGGAAACGTTAGAGACGAGGACGGAACAATTTTAGTTCCTGCCAAATAAATTAACTGGGGCTTACTGTAGCTATAAATAATTAAAAGAATTCGGCAGGGTGTAATTAACAAAGGAGTTATTATGAAAACTAAAACTACTATTGCAGAAAAATTTGGTTTTAAAACTAAACTTGATGCTGATACACAAGAGAGACTTTATACAACATTTAAAGACCAACCTGATAAATTTGGTAATAATGGTTTAAAAGTAATGTGGAAATATTATGAAGGGAGAAATGATGTTGTTGCAAGATTTTTCAAAAATTGTTATCAATATGAAAAGATTTTTCAAAAATTGTTATCAATAGGTAAAGACGAAGATTAAACAACCTACACCCTGCTGATACAGAATTAAATAAAAGAATTCGGCAGGGTGTAATTAACAAAGGAGGAAAATATGAAATATGTAATAAGAGATGCTGTTAAAAAGCATATTGACGGCTTAACAGTTGACGAATTGGACGAACTTATTATTCAAGCCAATAATAACAGAGAAAAATTTTTGGCATGGTCAAGTTGGGACATTATTTTATATGCTGAAGATAGAAGAAAATTACTTTTAAACTATGAGAGAGTATGTTCAGATAATATATTCTGCAATTAAAACAAGAGATAAAATAAACCCTACACCCTGCTGATACAGAATTAAAAGAATTCGGCAGGGTGTAATTAACAAAGGAGTAAAATATGAAAAATGTTATTAATATAAAAGCTGTTGAGAAAAGTTATAAACAAAGCCGTAATGAAATCATGGGCGAGTTTATAACTGATATGTTTCAGTTGTCAAAAAAACTTGGACATAGCGAGGGTGAAAGTGATGCTAGATTTTTTGAAATAGCTGGCTTAAAACTTATCGCTCACGAGTTAATGAGACTGCCTAGAAACAGACTTATACGGAACAAACCATTTGCGATTTTATCAAATGATGTGCAAGGTTTGTTGCCTACTGTATCTAATATGATTGATGAACGGATAGCAGATATAAAGCATAGCATCTATATTAGAGATAGACTTAAAAGTAATAAGGCTTAAATAAACCTTACACCCTGCTGACAAAGAATTAAAAAAGAATTCGGCAGGGTGTAATTAACAACGGAGTTATTATGAAAATTCAAGGTAGTATTATGAACAGAATACAAGAATCTGCTTGTATGTTTCCGATAGATTTTAAAGTTACTGTCGGATTTGGTGGGACAGAATATATGTGGAGTGATAAACACGCTTATTCAGTTTGTTCTGTCGACCAAAACTGGCGAAACAAAAACTTTGAAATCATAGGAGTTCAACAAGATAATGCTGAAAGAGTAGATAACAATGGTGCGAGTGAATCACAAAGTTATAGATTCACCCCTAACACAGCAGGTTACATTTGTTATCTTAAATCTGAAATAGTAGAAACAGTAAATGGTAAACGAAAGTTATATAAACCTGTTATTTGGAATGAAGAAACTAAAAGATGGAATAAAGGTGGTGCTTCTGTTACTTTAGGTCATAGAAGTGAATACCACGATTTTAGTTTTTAGAAGTTCCCAAAGTAAATTAAAATAAACAACCTTACACCCTGTCGATACAGAATTAAAATAATTAAAAGAATTCGGCAGGGCATGACACAACTTGGAGGTTATATATGGTAAGTAATAAGATACAAACTATATTAAATAGGAAGCCTGAACTTTCAGACTACGAACTTGCTATCAATGCGAAATGGGAAACCATGACCAAAGAACAAGTAGAAAAGTTTGGAAGCAAAAGGAATCCTAGCTTTAAAGAAGCTATCTCAGCTTTAAAAAGATTGTATAGATTGATAATGGGGAAACCTTTATCAAAGAAATACACTTTTAAAGAAACGAGTGGCAACAGACACACTTGGTGTAGAAGAGGAGTGTGGAGTTTTAATACAAACGCAGGGCGTGACGGTAAAAGGTTTTGCAATAACGTTTCTCGCGAAGAAGATACTTGGTTAGAACTTTCACATTCAATATCTCACTGGCTGTGTTTGCGTAAACACCCTAATGCAAAGGGACATTCTATTTATCAATGGAGGATTGAGAAAGAGTGTGCTAACTACTGTATGAAACATAAGTTTCATTTAGGTAGTTTGATTAGGGAAAATAAACCTAAAGTGGAGGTCAGCAAAGATGTTCTATTGGTTACTAGACTTAAAAAGAATATATCTTCTTGGGAAAAGAAAATCAAAAGAGCAAACACTTTTATCAAGAAGTATTCTAAGCAATTAAAATACTACGAGAAGAAGATTGCTGACGGAGTTGTTCCTAAAGTTAGAGCAAAAGGATATAAGGTAGAATCTTATAAACAAAAAACTCTTCAATTATTAACTGTGCTAAGTGATGTACATAATTTGCATGCTCGTATGCACGTTTATGATGAGTATGGTTGTATAGAAGATGTCCGAGAGTATCTATCACCTGAACTGGTTGATACACCACCTTCTACTACACCTGACGATAGGTTGCCTAAAGGCTTTAAGACATTCCCAATGGAACTTAAACTTTATCGTGGTGATGAAGAAGAGGAAGTAATTGATACAACTTGTGCTTCTTGGAAAGATGTATATGAGGAACTATCAAATGCTCCTATAAACTAATGTTAATCGTCATGCCCTGTCGATACAGATTGACTTAGCATAAAACAAAGAGCAAGTAAAGGAATTTACTTGTGTTTTGTGTTTGACAAGGTACTAAATTTATGAAACAATTTAATAAAACACAGGAGGAATAATGACTAGATATGTAATAACAGTATCAAAAGATGTGGTCTTTGAATGTGAAGATGACGAGGCTTTAATTCACCAAGCATATATAAAGAAACTTGTTGAAGAAGTTGAATCAAAAAAATGTTGGCTGCCGAAATATGATATTGGCATGACTGATAAAGAAATTAAAATGGAAGTAGAATCTATTCACAACACACAATGGAACACAACAATTAAAAAGGTAATAGATTAAAAAAATGAAATGGTATAAACACCTATGCAGTAGCCACCAATCTTCAAGGCTGAGGATAGCTTGTGGCAAGGACTTTCTACAAAGCTATGGTTTCTACTTTTTATTAGTTGAACTTGTTGCCATGTCCTATGATGGAATAAAACCATGTGCAAGTTTCGAGATAAACTATTTGAAATCTGTGCTTGGTGGTATAAATGTAAGAACTTTGGAGAAACTTTTGCAAAACTTTGAGCAAAGCGAACTACTCCTGTATAAAAACCTTGGGAAAGTTGTACAAATCTGTGTGCCAAAACTAAAGGAAATACAAAGCGAATACAGTCGTAAGCTACTGACAAAAGCAGGACATTCTCCTGATAGTGTCCTCGCTAGAAGTAGAAGTAGAAGTAGAACATATAAGAAGAGAAGTGCATCAGATGGTGAGGTAGAAAAACTAAAGAAATATTTGGAGGCAAACAAATGAGACTGAAAACATACGACTACGAAATAACAATCAAAGATTACGGACAGATAACTGCAACTAATAAACA